CCAAATTTACATTGGCATTAATTGCAGTTGAATCAACTAATATTGTAGGATTGTTTTTCTTTTCACCTTTAACTTTGTTCCAGGGTTCAATATACACATCACTCTTCTTAGGCATTACTCTATCAGCAACTTGTTGCCAGTGATCGTCCCAGTTGTGTCTATCACCCTTTATTTTATTGAAGCGTTTAACTAGCTTCTCTGCTTTTTTATCCATGTTGTTTCCTTAAACTAAGCTAGATGCCTTTGTTTGGTTTTTCTTTTTAAACTCTTCTTTACCTACAAGAGATGATAGGTCCGAACTAGGTAGCTCTGCTGGCTGAGTCTGTAAGCCCACATCTTTTGGTTCAGATGTTAAACTAGCAAGGTTAGCTTTCTTTGAAGCATTCATAGGAGTACCTATACTTTGTAAAGTAGCATCTTGAGAACTAAGTCCACGCTCTCTTGCTACCTTTCTCATGTATCCACCTATTTGTTTCATTATTGCATCTCGCTGTGGCCTTTCATACACGTTTCCAAAATATCCAGGAGAGTCCTTTCCATATGTAAACTGATCTAAACTTTTACCCTCTCCAAATTCATTCCCTACTGATTTATATGATCTTCCTCTCATAAGACTCGCTAGGTATGCATTTGTTGTCATCATCATACCTTCGCTACCGAATAGTTTTTGATCTCTACTTAGTTGCCCCCAAGACTTACCTTTTGATGTATAATCCGCTATCCCTGGTGTTGCCATTAGATACCCCCGAAAATATCATAGTCCATGATCGCAGAAGGTCGGTTTATGGACCTTCCATATCTATCTAGTCTAACCTCATTTCGTGTATTAGACAACCTTCTTGAAGCCATTGCCAGGTATCTAAATGCATCTGCACCGTTTGATGCCCAGTTGTGTAGAGGCGTTTTCTGAAACACTTTATTCTTAGCATCGTACTTCTTTTCATAGTTGCACAATGCCTCAATGCCTCGCAAGCAGTTCTTCTCATCAAACCAACAGTTAGGCAACAAATGCCTTACTGCATTGATTCCGTCTACTACAGGCTCCCTCGGCAGTATCTGTGGTCTAAGACCAAGGTTACGCATCGTTTCCAGCATAGACCTTCCAGTTTGTAGTGAAGTCTTAGAAGCATCATGTGGAACATAATGATCGCCATACACATAGGGCTTAGACTGTAAATGCTGCACATAATGAGCAATTTCTTGACCGCTTGTTTCATAGTAATCAATTAGTCTATACTCCTTTCCAACTATTTGCAAGAACCAAATAGCAGTTGTGTCAGAATATCCGAGGTCCCAGAAGGTATGTACCGGAGTATCCGCTTCTACTGGTATGTTACCTATTCGTCCTTCAGCTCTAGCAATATTCATAGCCTTACCGTAGTAGGCTCCAACTAATGCTGCTGTAAAGGAGCAACCAAACTCTTGAGCAAATTCTTCCTCAGACATAATAGCCCTGGACATTTCAAGTGTTGGTTTATCCAATATTTTAGTCTTATCTGCACTCTGTATCGTTGCAAACCACATATCACTGATAGCTTTTAGTTCTTCCTCTGTGGCATCCTGAAGCTCCCAGTTAATCAAATCCTGGTCACTAAATGCACCTAACTGAAATCGCCTTGCTACATTGTAGATGTCATAAAAGTGATTCTGTCCTTTGGGTGTCCCAATAAAGACAGCCCATCCCACACGGTCGGTGAGAGCAGGGAATACAACCTCTCCCCAAAGACCAGGATCGCATTGGGCGTATTCGTCCAATATACATCCATCGAGATAGACACCCCTAATTGAGTCTGGATTGTCAGCACCAAGGAGGCTAAACCGTAGAGTGTCTCTTCGCTTGGGTCGTGGAATATCAACTCGTAGCTCTTGTTCATATGTCTTAACTCCAGGTGTATCTCTAAGATACTCTTTAAGATAATCCCATGCAACTCTCTTAGCCTGAGTATATGTTGGTGCTATATAAGCATATCTCGGATTGTGCTTATCGCATCTGAACCCCTTGTCAATCATCTCATTCAATGCAAATACTGTCTTGCCAAATCTTCGGTGACATACAAGTACGTTAAAGCGTCTCAGTACACTATGAAGCCATGCTTGATGAGGACGTGGTGTATAACCTGTTTTTATTGAATCACTCATCCTTCACCAACTTGATCTGATCCCTTATTATCTTCTTCGCCTCTTGCAGATATGCTGCCTTCTGAAACGGTGTCATCTTCTGCATCAGTTGTTCCTGCGTCCACCGTATCTCCTTCCAATAGTCCTGCATCTTCTGATGCTGCTTCCATATCACAGGATTCATCTCCCTCTTTTTTGGGAAGTTCAACAAATTGTCCGTCAATAGGCTCATCATATTTCTTGCTCCTATCTATCCCTGTATCCATAACTATTATATCCTGCTGCTTAACATCTATGTCAATCTTAGAAGAACCGAATCTGTTCTTATCCCCTTTCTCTGCCGCCCACTTATATGTATCCACTAGAAGTCTAGCCGCAGGTACTTCATCTTTATCTGTTACATTCTCAGCAGTTGCAATAGCCTTATCATGGAACACTTCTGCACGATCCAGTCTAGCCTGCTCCATTGCTTCTTTGAAGTCAGGATGGCTCTGTAGCCATCTATAAATGACTCCAGGGTTAGGCATACCCTCAACTCTTGAAATGGCTGAGATAGTCTCTCCGTTCCTCACAAGCTCTAATATTTTATGAGCTACCTCCAGGGTATAAGGAACCCTACGATACATGTCGATGTTATCGGACCTAGATACAAGTTCACCAGATACCATGTCGTATCCACGCACCACTCCATCATCGCCTGTTTTATAGTAAAGATCGTTCACTGTAACAGTGTAGCCAATATTTGTGAGGGTAGTCAAGAAACCGTGGAAAATTATTTGATTAATAAAGTGGGGCATTGAATCAGGCATTCGGTTGTTTCTTTGCCCCACCATAACAAGGAAGCGTATGTTTTTGAACACACAATACATTGTTACCAAAGTATTCGTGAAAATGCGAATTATTTTAGTAATGTATCAAAAGAGTCAAGTATCATATGTAAAATTAGGTTTTATGTATCTTGGTGACTACTTAATATATAATGACAAAGCAACTTTGGGGCATGGGGTCAATGATGCAATGCTCCTATGAAAATCCTAAATCATTGAAAACACATACCATGGCTACAATTGTAAGGGTGGCTACTATGCTACAATGATTCGATACATCAATGATTCCAGGTAGTTAGGTAACAATGTAACAGTGAAGCCATGATACAAGGCTATAGTGTAGCAATGATGCACTGGCAATAGTGTAGGGTTGTGGCAATGGAGTCCTGGAGCAATGGCAATGGACAGGCAGGACACCAGGAAAAGGGTTCATAACTTATATATATATTTTTACTACTTACTTCTTATCTTTTACATCTTTATTTTTCATTATAACTTTAAAAGAATAGGTAACCTGTCCTTGTATGTCTACTAACTAAAGCACAACAATATTAAGAACTTGACGCATTAACACCAAAGACAAGTGAGACAGGTAGACAACCACTGCAACACTGCACCAATGGAATATATCATAACATTTAATGCACCTGTTTATCTTTGCTAAATAAAATATGTTTAAATTAACACTAAGCAACTAGCATCTCTGCATCACTATATATGCACCTTCATTTTAAATATTCCTTATAAAGGCACTGCATCTCTGTATCACGCATATTATTGACACATTGTTTAATAGTTACTTGTAACATTTACATACCCTAAAAATAAAACTTTACACAATGGTAACACATGCAGTAATAATAGTGTGAAACATTTAATACAACACAACAACACAACAAACAAGGGAGCACAACAATGGAAACAACATACCAAACAATTTTTGAGAGATGCTTAACAATGAAACTGAGCTTCAAAAAAGCATATTTTATAACGTTTGGAGACTACCCTTGCGACAATTACCTGAGGGTTTTAATTGATTCAGGCTTTGACATTGAAATAATTGAAAGAATAGTCAAACAAGGGTACTAGGTTATGAAAAGATATTCAACCAATGAACTAACCAATAAAAGAATGAACAATTCAACCTATAATCAACGTAGGCAAGTTATAGAAATTATTTACGACTTAAAAAAGTCGATTAATCTCCCTAGAATTGACGTTAGAATAACAAACCAACACGAAAGAATTTTAGGCGTTGCAAGAATGGAAGACAATATAATATGGATAACTGAAAACGCTTTAAATGAATCGAAAAATTATTTAAGACACGTTGTAGCGCATGAAATTGGTCATGCTGTGTTTGGATTAAAACATGACGAATCATGTCCACTAATGAAACATACTTTATCAACAGAAAGCATAGCAACTAAACAACAAATAATCACAGCGCTAAGAAACGCATAACAAACAAGGGAGCACAACAATGATAAGCGAAGAGTTAAAA